CTACACCAATGACTTTATCGACACTGATATATTACACAGGCTTTGATCCCTACACGGGAAAGAAGGTATACGTAGCACGAAATATTGAAGAGAAGAGGCGGCAGAAAGATTATTTCTTCTGGTATGAAAATATTCAATCAAACAAGAATACAAATAAAAAACGGTTAAGATATCCGCTAAATGGTTGATATCTTCGGGTCTTATATAATAATATAGTTTATATATTATTGATATATTATTATATTATTCAGTTGAAATATGTATCTTTGGTGTACCTCAATTAAATCGGAGGTACAAATTTTCGAATTATGGCTATAAAAGTAACCCTTCGGAAAAAGCTAATTTTAGGTAACCAAGAAAGTTTATATCTCGACCTATATCCTGGAATCCCTAATCCAAAAACCGGGAAGATCACCAGGCGTGAATTTTTAAATTTATTTCTGATCAGCGAAATTGAATCTGAATTACAACATTACACTGATGAAAACGGAAAGCCACAAAGGAGAATTGTACCGGTTTTAAATAAAGCTGATCAGCCAAAGATCCGGAAGATAAGTGCATGGGATAAAAAGCACAATAAGGATACCTGGGAGCTCGCGGAAAAGATAAGACACAGGAGAGTAAACGAAGTAAATATGCCGGAAATTTATTCAGAGCTGGAAAAGGAAAGGTTAAAAGCCCAGGAGTGTGAAAGGGGATCTTTTGTGGACTATTTCAAAGCATTAGCCGATAAGAAACATAAGAAGGACCAGGGGAACTGGAATATTGTCTATGATAATTTAAAAAATTTTACTAATGGTACGCTGAGCTTCCATGAACTTGATGAAAAGTTCTGTGAGGATTTCAAAAGCTACCTTCTTGTGCGTAAAGCTTATGAAAATGAAAAAACAATAAGCCAGAACACTGCATGTACATATTTTGTAAAATTTAAAGCCGGGGTAAAGCAGGCCTGGAAGGATAAGAAGATCCCTTCAAATGTCGGTGCGGGTGTTTCAACCATTAAACTGATCGAATCACAGAGAAATTTCCTATCGCTGGACGAACTTAATCGGCTGGTGAAAACCGATTGTTTTGATCCAATGCTAAAAAAGGCATTTTTATTGAGTGCATTATCGGGTCTTCGCAAAGGAGATATTCTTGAACTTACCTGGAGCGAACTAGAGCTTATTGATAATCAGTATGCAATCAGATTCAGGCAACATAAAACCAAGGCGGTCGAAACGCTGTGGATAACCGATCAGGCTTTCAGTCTTCTTGGTGAACCAGGAAAACCTGAAGATAAAGTATTCCCAGGACTGAAAATAAACTCATATTACTCAAAATACCTTTTACTCTGGATGATTAATGCTGGAATTAACAAGAAAATCAGTTTTCATTGTGCCCGGCATTCGTTTGCAACGAATCAATTGAGCTCTGGCACTCAACTATTTACTGTCTCAAAAATGTTAGGCCACAAAAACGTCCGGACAACTCAGATTTATGCCAAGGTTATTGATAAATTAAAACAGGATGCGGCGAATCGTATAAAATTGGATATGTAAGACCAGGTTATGAAGAAAATATTTGATTCTCACACATTTTATCCCCAGGAAGATATTGGCTATTATCTGGATCCTAAGAAAATTCCACATATGTCCTGGGGAGAGCCGCTTACAGAAAAGGAACTCTTAGAACTTTTTGAGGAGTGGCCGGCCGGCACAAAGGCGAGTGATGTTTTTCCACATTGCGCGGAGTGTTTTATTTATCCTAACCTTGACGATAATATCTATTTATATCGGGAACTTACAGAAACAAAAGACTTTAAGGGTCTTTTCGATCCTCTTGATTTTTTCAACTTATTATACGAACAATTAAAGTATTGTCTTGATCGAGTGAATATAGATACTCAGAGAGTAATTGATCACTTGATCAGAATAAACCTTGTTAAACGAAAGCTTCATTTTTTTCTTTATTCCCTCCATTATTTAATAAAAGGGCTTAATGGATCCGTGACCGCCGACCGGATGTGGCCAGATGAAGTAACGACCTTAAGAAATAAGAAACTTGGCAGAATTCACATTGCAATCATTGATACTTATCAAGGCCTCGAGAAAGAACTTAATATAGAAACTGAAAATACTGATTTACTAAATATAAGACCACAAATTATGCCGGATCTAATTGATATGAAAAATCCACATAATCTCAACCAGGGCAAACTGATTTCAATCAAACCAATATTTGCGCCTGATTCAGTTGAATTTATTTATAATGTTTTGGTAGACAGTTTTAGTAAAGAGCACCAGCCTGAACTTAAAAGGATTCTCACTACTGGAGATAATTCCAACGAGTTATTGCTTTTTAAAGATAACGGTAACAGATTGATGGACGTTTTTAAAAAGCTATTTGAACATAATAATATTATAGGTTGTCAAAAGAAGGACTTGGCCCTCTGGATTGTGAGAAACTTTTTATATCAGCATAGAGATTATAGCAAACACTTTTCTGATGATTACGTTAAAAAAGGAATTTCCCGGAATGATTACCCTTGTAAATTTCCGCTTATTGAAATAAAAAACGGAAAAATTCAGAAGACAGCGACTCCTAAGAATAAAGGAAACAGTAAAAAAGCATAAAAATCTATAGCCCTTATACTGCCCCTGGATTAAAAGGCATTGCAAGGGCAGAGAACACTGTTATATTATTGCAAGTGTTATTAATTAAAAATGCTTGCAATGGGACCCACATCTGAACCTACATTTGAACAATTGCCACAGGCCGTGGCTCAACTTAGCACTAAACTTGATACTGGACTTGACGAGCTTAAAAGGTTAATCCTTGAAAGAAGTGATCTTCGGCAAACCGACCAGGATCATTGGCTAGATCTGAATGAATTAGTTGCGTATGATCCTGAAAAGAGGAGCAAAATGACTTTTTATGGATATATCCGGAGAAGGGATATCCCATTCCACAAAACAGGTAAAAAAGTGATTTTTCTGAAGTCGGAAATTGACACCTGGCTAAAGCAAGGCCGGCAGAAAACTCATGCAGAAATAGACACCGAAGCAGAACAATATCTCAATGGTACCGGTAAGAGCAAAGCTCAGTCGGCATCGTGAATTCGAAATTAATTACTCTATATTAATAACTATAAAAATCTTGACATCATGCAAACCAAAACAACTTCCATAAAAATCGACTGTGTGAACATTGTAAAGAAGTTGAATTCTCCCAATGTAATATCTGATGCTACTAAACTTTACAAATACCTCTCTAAAGGAGGTTTGGCTGTGAAAATTGAGTCTATATATATGATAATAGATAACGAGCGCCGGCCAACCTCTTTAGATGCATTAATAAAAGAGCTAGAAGAAGTATATGATTTTGTAATTAATTCTCTCTAAACCTGCATTGCAAACAAAAAATGTAAATTACTATGAAACAATCAAATGAGAAATTTTTGGAGTTCAATGGCAAAACTTTACTTTTTTTGTCTATTGACGGTACTTATTGGGTTGCCATAAAGCCTGTATGTGAGGCAATTAATGTGGAATATACCCGCATTTTTAAGAACATCCAAGCAGATCCTGCATTGGCACCAAGATTGGCTAAACAGCCAATGATGGTCCCTGGTGATTCTCAACCAAGAAAGTATGTTTGTATTCCTGAACGTTTTATTTATGGATGGATATTTTCCATTAAAAGCGATAGTAAAGAGCTGCTTGAGTACAAAATGGAATGTTATGATGTGTTATATAATTATTTCCATGGGACTATCACCAGGCGCAAAAAGCTCTTCGAGGAAAAAGCAAAGATACAGAATGAATGCGGCCATCTGGAGATCGAACTGCGCCTACAGGATAAATATATAAAACTCGAGGATCTTCATGCCAGGGAGGCCCGGATCGGAAAGGAACTGAAAGGAATGGACATTATTGAGCTTAATGAACAACTGGATCTATTCAAAGAATCGTAGCACTAGTCTTAAAGGTAATGCTCTTATTCCTTCTTAAACCTCGCTTTAGCGGGGTTTTTTTATGCGCCGCAGGCACCTTTATTTTTTCCTTCAGAGCCAAAACTGCAGGGTCTCTCTCCTGGATAAGTGCTACAGGATCTCTTCTCAGTTAAATTGTTAACCGGTTCTTCAGAATAAGCGCTGTAGGACCTCTTCCCTGGTAATTACTGGGCCGGCCCTCCGAAATCGAGCTGCAGGATCTCTTCCCTGGTGACTGATCGGCCGGTCCTCCGGATTCTAAGCTGCAGGATCTCTTCCCTGGTGACTGATCGGCCATTCACTCCGGATCCTGAGCTGCGGGATATCTTTCCTGGTGACTGATCGGCCGGTCCTTCGGATCAACAGCTGCTGGATCTCTTCCCTGGTAACTAATCGGCCGGTTCTCCTGGATAAGTGCTGCAGGATCTCTTCCCTGGTAACTGATCGGCTGGTTTTCCTGGATAAGTGCTGCAGGATCTCTTCCCTGGTAACTAATGGACCGGTCCTCCGGATCCTGAGCTGCAGCTGCAGGATATCTCTTCTGATAACTGGTCAGCCGGTCCTCCGGATCCAGAGATGCAGGCTTTCTCCATTGCTCAAATTTTGACATTTTTGGCCGGTTGCTTCCTTTTCCTTCCTTTTCTTTCTGTAAGATATCAATAAAAAAAATGTAACTCTGTAACTATACTCCAAAGAATTAAAAATCAAAGAATTACAAGTTACACTTTTTGGTTACACTTTTTCAAGGTTACAAAAAAAAGTGTAACCATATAAACCGGCCAGAACCGGTTACACTTTTTTTCAGGATATGTAACTGATGGTTACATTTTGAGTGTAACCATTATGTTATTATGTATCAATATATTGAACAACAAAATATGCTTTGTTACGCGGTTACACTTTTTTCGAGGGTTTATATCAGGTAGTCATATTTTATGATGAAAACAAGACAAAAGATAAAAGGGAAAAGGAATAGAATTGATGAGAAACTGGTATAATATTGACAACAGGTAATATATTTTACTAATACCACTTGCGAGCAATGGAATTATATGATAAAAGCTTTTTTGTCCTTTTATTCTGGGAAAAGACAGTTTAATTTTCAGTTTAACTTATTTCAAAACCAAATTTCAGAGTATGAAAAAACTACTTTACTTCCTGGGGATCCTGAGCATAGTATTTGCTATTTCAGCTCCCAGGGTTTCGGCCGTGGATAATGATATCGGCCAGACTTACCAGTGGCCCGCCGTTCATGCAGTTATTGCGATAGTTCCGTGCCAGGCAGACCAGATCCTTCAGACATGTGTTACCCAGGTAGCGGTCCGGGATCCCGGAGACATATTTATGGAGTTCAGAGCTGAGAGCTCAGGACTCAGGGCAGAATCGCAGGTATTTAATACAGCCCCATCTAACTGCGATTTAATATGTAACAGATCAGACTTTCTTTCGCGACAATGTACCAGGCTATATGATATATATAACAGGTACCATGTAAACCAAAGGGTTATGAGCAACAGCAACGGCGGAGCAGGATATTAGTTTTTCATAAGGTCGGTTTTTGGGTTAGGCGAAAAGAGGGGAATGAACAAGCGTTCTCCTCTTTTTTAATTAAGAGACAGGTTCCTAATCCCTATTGAAATGAAGGACCTCACCCGGTAACTGATCAGTGGTCCTCCGGATTTAGGCTGCAGTATCTCACCTGGTACCTGATCAGTAGTCCTCCGGATCCACGACTGCAGTATCTCACCTGGTACCTGATCAGTGGTCCTCCGGATCCATGGCTGCAGTATCTCGCCTGGTACCTGATCAGTGGTCACCAGTATCCATGGCTGCTGTATGTACCTGGTGCCTGGTACCTGATCAGTGGCCTTCCGGACCCATAGCTGCAGTATCTCGCCTGATACCTGATCAGTGGTCCTCAGGATCCATGGCTACTGTATCTCACCTGGTACCTGGTCAGTGGTCCTCCGGATCCATGGCTACTGTATCTCACCTGGTACCTGGTCAGTGGTCCTCCGGATCCTCAGCTGCAGTATCTCTCCTGGTACCTGATCGATGGTCCTCCGGATCCTCAGCTGCAGTATCTCTCCTGGTACCTGATCGATGGTCCTCCGGATCCTCAGCTGCAGTATCTCTCCTGGTACCTGATCAGTAGTCCTATGGATCCATGGCTGCAGTATCTCTCCTGGTACCTGATCGATGGTCCTCCGGATCCTCAGCTGCAGTATCTCTACTGGTACCTGATCAGTAGTCCTATGGATCCATGGCTGCAGTATCTACCTGGTACCTGATCAGATAGTACATGTACACTGTGCCCTGGTGATGCGCAATAATTTTATTTTATTTTTTTCAAATTAAAAATTCATTTCATATTTCCTATGAAAACTGCCTTACTCTCTGCCCTGCTCGATAGGGCGGGCCTCGCATGAGAGGTGTGTCAGACACATAATTTTTGCGTGTTTTTATTTTATAAAACTGATTTATAGCGTTTTAACCAATAATAAATGATACAAGGTTTCCGGAGAGATCGGAGAAAAATTGCCCACTTTTTTTGGATATCTTAAATATTGTTTATCTTTGATATGCGATTCAACTTTAAAGTCATGAGGAACCAATCATTGTAGATTTAAAGAAATAACTGGAGCCGGCGGAGGGTTTAAGTCCTGAATTTTATTTCTATGCCTCGCATACGAAGTTGAATCGCAGCGACCGGCTCCTTATTTTATTCATTAAAATTTATTGTGATGAAAAACAAAAAAGTGAAAGTTTCTCTTATTCAAAATTGTCCCTGTGAGGACTGTCTTAGGAAAGATAAACTAATTGTTCTTCTAAGGGAAAAATGTATATCCTTAGAGAAGGCTGGACTCAGAAAAGATGGGGAAATTGAATATTTATTGGAAAGAAAGGACTTCCTGGAGGAAAGGATGTTGTTTTCAGCTTATAATGGGTTATTCGAAAACAAAAAAATAATGCACATTTATCCCAACGATGATGATATCGTTGCTATTCTAACAAATTTTAAACCAAGAGATATGAACTAATTATTATTTATGAAAAAGTTAATCATCTTGCCAAAACTCTGTAATTGCAACGGGCGCCAGAAGAAACAATGGTTCGTTTATTATTCTGTTCGGGATCCGCAAACAGGAAAGATGCACCGCTTTCGCCATTATGATGGTTTTACCGGTCTTTCAGAACTGGAGAAATATGATCATGCAAGAGGACTTATTGAAGATTACACTACTAAACTCCGGTCCGGATGGTCTCCTTTTTTAGATGATCAGCGCGTAATATATGAAGATCATATTGATTATAAAACAGTTACAGAATTATATAAGACCAGGCGCGCCGGTAATAGAACTCTCCGGGTTGTCTTATCAAAGTTTTTGGACCATAAAAAGCCTGCTATTTCGGCTTCAACTTTTCAAACATATAGCAGTAAGGCCAGGATATTTTTTCTATGGACCGACAGACTGGGGATCCAGCTGAATGATATTAAGGCATATTCAAATGCTGTAATCCTGGGATTCTTTCATTTCCTTATAAATGAAAAACAGCTCTCCGGCCGGTCGGTCCGAAAATACGCGGAGCTCCTGACTGCTTTTTTTAATTTCTGTATCGATCGAAAGTATATAAGAATCAATCCTGTTTACAAAATTCCCCGCTGCACCCGGATTAATGATAACACAGCCAGGCCGATAATGAGAGCGGATGTTGAAATATTTAAGCCATCCCTGGCAAAGGATCCGCAGCTGTGGTTAGCAATTCAGTTTATGTTTTATTGTGCTTTAAGGCCTAATCATGAGGCCCGTGAAATGAAAATCAAAGAAATAGATTTCATTGCCGGAATGATATATGTTAGTCGAGATAGGGCAAAGTCCCGGATGGCCCGGGTCGTTACGATCCCCCGGCAGTTTCTGCTAAAGTTACGGCAGGATTATGATCTGCAGAAATATGATCCGGAGTTATATATTTTTGGAAGTGGAGGACATCCGGGACCAGTACCGATAGGAAAAAACACCCTGGGGCACAGATTCAATAAGATCCGGGATGAACTTAAAATGCCTAAAGAGTACAAGTTATATTCCTGGAAGCATACAGCTGCAGTTGAAGTTGACGAGGCCAAAATTCCTACCAAGGATCTGAGTCGACACTATGGACATAGTTCAATAAGCGTGACTGATATCTATCTTCGAAATAAAAAACCACAGCTTTCAGAAGCAATTCGGGATAATTATCCGGACTTATAAAGTTGAATTTACCCCATTCGGGGGAAATTAAGCTCTCTTAACTCATCCAGGAGAGCTTTTTTAATGTACAATGGCCAGGTTAATTATAAATATTCAATCCTCATTGAGTTAAAAGAGACATAATCAAGTAATTATAGTCTGCTACTGATCATTGGGATAAAAAATAATATTATTGGCCAGATTGTTCTATTTAGGTACAGTGTACAAAAAACTTAGAAAATAACACTTTAATCAGTAACTTTTAAGCATAGCAATCCTGTAGATCCATCGTCGATATATTGTCCTGTTCTATCCCTGGTGAATAGCCTATCTTTCAAAATCAAAAAATGTTAAATCTTCGAAATTTAATCAAACGATATGGCTAACGATAAAACTTACGACCGGCATATTAACATCTGGATCAATGGTAAAGAGGTTGCCAATGACATCTCTTCCATTAAGAAGGAGATGTTTAATCTTACTAACGAGCTGGGGAGAACGACCAGGGGAACTCAAGAATATAATGATAAGATTGCCGAACTTAAAAAAGTTAAAGGCATTCTTAAGGAGCACCAGGAGAGCATATCTGCGACGGGAGGGGTATGGACTAAAGTTAAAAGCATATTTAGCAGTGCCCAGGGCTTGATAGTAACGGGCGTTGGAGCAGTCCTTACTGCATATAAGACTATTAAAGGGATATTGACCTCTACCGGAGAACTGAGCGACAAACTTGAAATTACCCTGGGAGGATGGAAGGGTGGTATTGATGCTATTGGCAGATCGATCGCTACTTTAAATTTTAAAAACTTCACTAAAAACATAAAGGATGCCATTGATGAAGGACGCAGATATGCTGCGAACCTTGACGAAATTGACGATAAAACCCAGGCTCTTCAGATAGCAGAAGCCCTGGCAAACAATGAACTCCTTAATCAAAAACGAATTCAGCAGGATAGTAGGAAGCCACTTGAGGAAAGGAGAGATGCTGAAGTGAAGATTTTGGAAATAGAAGAAAAACTTGCCGGGATAAGGACCGGAATAGCAAAGCAGGCTTTTGATAATGAGATTGAAAATATAGCAAAACTCGCTTTTCAGACTGCCGATGTTACTGATCAAATGCGTGAACAAGTTAAACTCTACCGTTCCCGGGATGAAGCTTTCATGAAAAGCCTTGAACCTGCCAATAAATGGGCTGCCCTGCAGGAACAAATAAATAAGCTTCATTCTGAAGAATATACTACGGTAAGCTCCGGAAGTTATGCCTATTCGGTCCGAAATAAAAACGTAACCGAGCAGATTAACCTTTTAAAAGAACAGCAAAAACAATATCAGACCGAACATGATTTACTTACAAAGCTTGAGATCCCTACGAGGGAAAAATACCTGATACTAACAAATAAATGGGTAGCGCTCGAACAGGCAAAGGGTTCTGCAATGCAAGATACCATGAAGACCTGGACAAAATATACTGCCACCGAAGTAAAACTTAACGAGCAGACTGATAACGCTCTTGGAAAGCAAATAAAAACTTTCAAGAACATGCAGTCGGCAATTGTGGATACCAGGACTGAGCTAGAAAAATATTTTACAACAAGAGCCGTTCCTGTTTCAAATGAAGATGTTGATAAACAAATAGAGGAAAAGAGAAAGGGCCAGCTCGCGGATCTGGAGAATGAAATGGTGATTAAGGAGAACAGCGTTCTGGAGGAAATAGATCTGCAGAAAAAAAAGAATGAGATACTAAGGCGTAATGAGATTTCTGAAGCAGAAAAAACGGGAGTGTCTGTAACGGGGATCAACAGAAAATATGCAAACCTCGATAAAAAACTTGAGGAAGAAAAAAATAAAGCAAAGCTTGAGCTGGCTGCAGGTTTCTTCGGAAATATGTCGGCTATATTCGGGAAACAGACGGCTGTGGGGAAGGCCGCAGCCGTGGCAGAGACAACGATAAATACTTATGCGTCGGCAACTGCAGCATATAAATCTCTTGCCGTTATTCCAATAATTGGTCCCGCCCTGGGTATTGCCGCAGCTGCAGCTGCTGTAGTCGCCGGTCTGGCAAATGTTCGCCAGATATTGAAGGTAAATAGCGATGTTAAATCGGGATATTCTATCGGAGGTTATACCGGCCCCGGGGGCGAGCATGAGCCCGCTGGTATTGTCCATGCCGGCGAATGGGTAGCGCCTGCGTGGGAGCTTCTATCTCCTCAAACAGGACCTATAATAAAAGCCCTGGAATATGCCAGGGTGAATGGATCCCCAGGATATTCTGATGGCGGGAGCCCAGGAATGAACTCTAGAGGATCCGGAGCCGCAGGATCTTCTTTACTCCTCCCCAATTCAAATCCCAGGATGGAGCGTACCCTTGCAAGTATTGAGTCGTTATTAGCGGACCTTAGAGATAGAGGGGTTACTACCAGGTTTGACTATATAGCTGTTAATAAAATCAAGAAAGGGATGGACAAATTAGCAGATATAGAATCGAGCGTTTCATCGTGATTTGTAATTTTAATTATATTTGTTGTGTTATCGCTTGACCTCCCGGTTTTTAATACTAACCCGCCGTTTGCCTTTTTAAAGGCAACGCGATAACTATTTATATTATGGCTGAACGTTTTACCATTAAAATCCCGTGTAAATCTTATGTTAGAGTCTTCCTTGAATTGAATTGTGGTGACCCGGTAGATCTTCGGCAACTACCAGGACTATTCAAAGAATTTAAAAGAGGGTTATCTATGAAACCCGAGCATCGTGGGAAGGGTGATTTTCCTCTTAATCAGGCATACAATGATTCCGTGACTATAATTATCCCAACAGATATGTTTTACAGATATGGGTGGGAACTGAATAAGGAGAATTTACTGGATTTTAATTCTGCTGCTGAACAACAGGTTAAATTTTTTATGAGACAATATATTTCAATTAATAATAGCGTGGGTAGCAAAGTTGCAGATAGCATCCGGGAATTCCAGAGTAGATTTGGTTTTACGGAAGATATTTGGAACTATGAAAGCATTAAAAAAGACTTCGACAGGAACGGTAAAATAGTTCAACTTAAATTAATAAAAGGGGTACGAAAAGAAGTCATGGAAATATTGTTGGACAATTTGTCCTACCTAGGGATAGTGACTAAAAAACTTAGTAACGAATACATTAGAAGACATTTTTGAACTTTATTGAAGCTATTGGGATTAAAAAAATATTATTGGCGAATTTGTCGGAATTAGGGACAATATCAAAAAAACTTAAAAAAGAGTACGCAAATGGATAACATGGGAGGATTAAACCAGCTTTCTTTTATCGATGCGGATGATGTTTTATCGCTGCAGCTCGATGAAGATAATGTATATGATCTTATCCTGGAAGGGGGTAAAGATCCTCATGAAATAGCAATAACTGAAGATACCGGTAAATTATCGGAGAATGAAAATGACACTGATGACAATGGTGTGTTTTATAACTTTGAAGCTTCAGGCCGGGTGCCGAATTGCTCGGAAAGCAATTCTGATATAATAGGGGAGTACCGTGGAAAGAAATTACTGATCCTTTGTAAGGATAATAATGAAAGGCTATGGCTTGCCGGGTACCCGGGATCATATTTCAACATTAATATATCGAGCGACACCGGTGGCAGCAACCAGGAAGTAAACGGCAGGACCATAAAAATTTCGGCAAGCCTGCCCAATAAATCGGTTTTTATCAATCCTTCAGAAATAATACCTGCCGGCATCCTTATTAATGAGGGTGGCGCTCCTATTCTGAATGAAGATGGGAGCTATATTCCGACTAATTAATAATCTGAGAAAATCAGTTTTTATACTGATTGTTCTGTCCGACTGCTTCATAACTATCAGATTATCAGACTAGCTAATTTGCTTTTTGTCCTTTTCCTTCGTGCTTTATCGCTATAACATTGTGATAAACAAAACAATTGTGGCCAAGAAGATCATAAATGTTGATGGTTATATAGGCGAGGGAGGTTTTTCTGCACAATATATAAAGAATGCCCTGGCAAATGCCGGCAACGACGAAGTTGAGCTCAGGATAAACTCGCTTGGCGGAGATGCTGGCCATGCAATTGCAATAAAAGATGCTCTCCAGGCACACGGAAATGTAACAGCCCTTTACAGCGGAGCCAGCGCCAGCTCGGCTACCCTTATAAGCATGGGATGTAAATCGGTTAAGATAACAAAGGATTCTTTTTTTCTGGTTCATAAACCCATGATGGGTATTGATATATGGGCCAACCTTAATGAGGACGAGCTGAAGGATCTGATGGCCAAACTAACCGATATGTTAGACAATGCTACAAAATGGACGCTTCAGATGGCCGGAATTTATTGCGATAAGACCGGGAAACCTGCAAAGGAGATTCTCGCTATTATGAAGAAAGGCGCCTGGCTGAATGCCGAAGAGGCTAAAAATATCGGGTTCGTTGATGAAATAATACTTCCTGAAAAGATTACTAACTGGATCGAGGATGAAAAGCTGGTGGCTATGATAGCCGGTCAAAAAGACATGCCCCCGCTTCCGCGTAAAAGCAATTCACAACCGGCAGCTGCAGAGGAAGACATTGCGGTTAAGATTGAGAAGGCCAACAATACACTACTGCAAAAAATTACAAATCTATTTTCAAACCATACAAAAACTAAAAATGAAATGAGCAAACCGAATTTACTCGCGCTTCTCTGTGCAGTAATGGCTGTTGATGCCATTGAAATGACAGACGATGGCGCATTCCTGAATAAGGAGCAGCTCGACAAGATTGAAGCTGAGCTGAAAAAGACGCAGGATGCAAATACTGCTAAGTCCGCTGCTGTGAACGCCCTTTCCACCGCCATAACGGCAATGGACGAACTGGATGCAACCGTGAAGGCTGCTGTAACTCCTGCCGAGAAGGTAGAGGCTATACGCAAAAAACTGGCTGAGAAACCTGGAGCTGCTGCATCTTTGGCTCAAAGGCACAATGATCAGACCAAGAGAAAAATAGAGGGAGCCGACGAGGTTACCGACTATGTGAAAACTATTGTCTAACAATCTAATATTAAAGCTGTGGACTTAACAAAACCTATTGACATTCAAGCCGTAAACAATACACGTATTGAGTACGGTGATCTCCTTAAGGGGCTGAACATGATGGCTGCCCAGGATATTCTTAAAGACTGTTATCCTTCACTCGGTATACAACATTCGCGAGTGCTCGGAAAAGTTGAGCATGGAGCAATTTCGAGTAAATATAACGGTGTATTTGTAGGCGACAAAAAACAGGGAACTATTGTTCCGCGCACAATAAACGTTTACCCGGTTGTTGCTGAAATGGCTGACGAACCGGAGAGATACCGCACTTCGTTCATTGCCGACGTTGCCGGAAACATGTGGAACAAAGCTCATCCATTTGAGCTGTGGCTCCTCCAGTACGGGATAAATCTTGCATCAGAAGAACTTTATTATGCGCTTTTTAATGCAAAAAGAAGTAATTCCGATGCTAAACTGGCTCTTACCGATTCATTCGATGGCTGGTTCCATATTATCGATACCGATATAGCAGCCGGACTGATAGGCGCTGCAAAGAATAATTACTATGCAAACGGCGCCATAACACGTGCCAATGCAGGTGATTATCTTGTTGCCATGTGGAGAAGCAGGCATGAAGCTTTGAGGGTTAAGAATACCATAATGTGGTTATCCGAAGATGTTGGAGACCTGTATGATGACTGGTATTCCGATGAGCATGATCTTCCTCCTTTTGTTGATACGGCCGGCCAGCAGTTTCTGCTTGGAACAAACGGACGTGTACGACTAAGAAGGACCGGGGCTTTCCCCTCAGGATCTCAGAGGGTAATCCTCACTACACGTGAGAACATGATCTACGGGTGCGACAAGCTTGAGGATCTTAAGTCAATGCAGGCTTTCAATAGCGGGAACCCATATATGTTTACAGCTACCATGAAGTATGTTTTCGGAACTCAGTTCGTAAGCATACATGAGCGCGAATTTGCAGTGAACGACCGTTCGGGTGACGGATCCGGATCGACTTCATATTAGTATTAACCATTAATATTTACCAAAATGGATTTTGTAGACATAGACAAAAACCTGCCTTACGGCGAGAACATGGGCGGATTGACCCAGACGATAATATTCGGACTTTGGGATGATGTATCGGCATGGCCAACCGCTCCTGCAGCTCCTGCTGATGTTGAAGAGTATGCCGAATGGGTTGGTGACGTGGTGATGAAAGCCGGGAAACGGGCGTTCACCTTCTACAGCACCGACGACACTTCAGCTCTCGACATTAAAATGGTAGGTGAAACGGATGGTCTGTCGTTCGAGATGACACTGGACGTATTTAACCCGGGCCTTAAGAAGAAACTTCTCGGTTTTATTTCAGCTGCAAAAAACGAGAACCTGTTTCTGATTGCCCAGGATAATGAAGGCCAGTATTACCTTCTCGGCGATGGCAAACGTGCAGCCAAAATGATTCCCGGAGGAGCAATCGGGACCGGTACGAAAACAGCAGACCGGAAAGGCGCAAACCTGAAATTTGTTTTCAAGACAAATACTCCCCGCGTATATATTGGCGACGTGACGACTCTGGTATCAGTGGGCTCAATATAGGCCTGATGTATAATATTAAAAACCCTGACAATTGATGTCAGGGTTTTTTTGTACCTTATGGCACAATATCCGAAAAATTAAAAAGAAAGCTTAATATAAAAGACAAAGTAAAATGAAAGAGATTGAGATTACTTTTATAAAAACTGGGTATCTATCACCAAGAGAACCAATTTCGGTGATATTGCCCACGAAATGGGAAGAAGTTACTGAAGAACAAATTATAGATATCGTAGGAATATTTAAGAATGAGCTGACTCTCAAAGCAATGCTCAACACATTTACTGGTTTAAATATCGGCATCGAGGAAGAGCTAAGTAATAAATCTTCAGCCGAGGCCAGATCTATATTAGATAAGTTAGCTGAATCCTTCACATATAGTAATTTTATAATTAAGGAATTTAGAGGACAAAGGGTTTTTAATCCTTTTATAATGAACCATTCACTTGAAGCAGTTTCGCTAGGGGTTCTTTATCATAAACTAGCTTTAAATAACAAAAATGGAGATCTGTCAAATTTATTAAAATTAACAGCTTGCTTTTATTTTGATAAGGGATTCAGGAAAGAAAACATTGACTGTTTCTTCACATTGTTTGATGAAAAAGCCAATCTAGCCAGACTTCTAGCGATTAACTTCAATTTCGCATTAATTTATAACTGGTTAAAAGAAAGATATCCCTATGCCTGCAGGTTAGTAGATACTGATGTTCAGACTAACGACAAACTGGACTGGTTCCAGTTTGCATATTTACAGAATCCAGTCTTTTATTCCGCTTATTCTTTAACCGACTCTATGAAAAAGATTAATCTGTCAATTAAAGAGTATATTAACAATGGAATAAAGTCAGCAAAACTGCTTGAGAAACTCTTATATACAGGTAAAAACTAATCGAGAAACAAGGGCCGTGTACCCCCGTTGTACCTCGCAAGATTTAAAAAACATTAATAAGCTGATATATAGCCATATATAATATAGCTTTTTCTTCTGGTATGAGACCGGTCACCGGTCACCGGTTGCCGGTCACCGGAAGCAAGAAGCAAAACACTCAGGAAAAAAGAAAACCGGAGTTAATAAACCCCGGCTTCCATATAAACCTA